GGACTGTGCGAACCATGCACACCCTTTACCATAACCGCTTAGATCATGTGTGGTATGTCTAGCAATAGGAATAGACCATTCCTCAAAGCCACTATGCCGTAGTACTTCATCGGAGTTGCTCCCCTCTATCCAATAGATAGATGAGTAAGGCATATTCTTATTACCTAGTTTTCCGTTGCGGTCTTTATTAGGTGTAACCAACCAACACACAACATGAGTTGTTGCATTACCTTTGCCATCGTCATATTCACGTTTGACTTGTTCGGTGCAAGCATCATAACCAAACTCTTCAACAAGCTGGTCTGCGGTCATTCGGTATTTTCTACCAAAGGTGTTTACCTCACCATTACTGCCACACTCTAATGCATATGTACCGATAGGGTAAGATGTGAACCTTACACCAAATTTAGGGTCAGGCATGATAGACATAGGTGCTTGACCAAATGGTAACTCCATATAGGCTTGATGCACTACGTTATAGAAATTAGATTTAGCGAATACTGCATAGAGTATTTCTTCACGTTCATCAAGTACCTTACTAACATCACTATTAGCTGCTAGGTCAGTATTCTCTAATGTCAGCTTGAACCACTTTCTACTAGGTGGTGTCATGCCACTCATTACACCTGATGCGAATATTTGGCAACTTTCCCAAGCTACACCATTATTAATCTTATCGGTGTAGACTTTTGATTGGTCTTGTTCATCATCAAACAGTCCAAGGAAAGGTAGTTGATAATCTCGAATATCTTTCCACTTAGCAACGTACTTTTGACGATTATTGAACATAGCATTAAATTTTGCCTTGATTTTCGTGTAATCACGTTTCTTAGGCATAGCATTTGTCGGTTGTCTAGCAAGCGTTGATAAGATAGTTCCTTGCATCATTAACCCCCTAATGTGTTCTTAGTGCCAGTTGTTGCCGTGGATAGAATTGTACTTTCATAACCACGTTTGCCCTTACGCTTTTTAGCATACCAATCTTCACCAGTCATTGTAGTTGCATCATCTGTTTGTACAGTTGGTGCTGGTGCTGGCATTGGTGTGTCAGGCATCTTATTTTTCATGCACATTTAATCACCCCTTATCGTTTAAATGGATCATACTCTGTGTTAGCATGAACCCTACTCCCTACATTCACTTTTTTATTGACCCTGAACGCAAAGGTCAAGGCTAATGCATCGCCTTTATTTGGAGATGGTAAGCCACGTTCTTTCATATCCTTTTTGCTTTCAAGTTGTATTCGCCCATTCTTATCGATGATAGCCTCAGGACTTGTTATATCGTCATATAACCCTTGGTCATTCGGTGGAATAGAACCGCCCTCTTTTAGCCATTCTTTCATCTCGCCCCACATATACGCTCTCATGTTGAGATACATATCATTAGGTGCTTTACCACCAAAGGCAACTAACCGCCATCGTCTACCCATTGATTTACCAATACTGTAAATACCTGTGCCGTAGCCTTGGTCTATGAATACTGCATCAGCTTTATATTCATCTTCAAGTTGTGCAATGAGTTGTGCCATTCGCATATCATCGTCATTCTTTTCAATCGTTGCCAAACACTTCATAGAGTAGCCGTTACGCATTACGATTTCTAATGTATCGCCACCAGTCCATGCAGGGTCTACACCGATTATTACAGGTAGGTTATTGAATTGTCCTACTTTGTACATTCGCTTTTGTGCTTCATCTACAATTGTTGCTGATATGAATTGTGTATCAGATGCACTAGGGAATATCCCTCGAACACGAACCTTTACAAAGTCGCTATCCTCTCCATGAATATCTACCCATTCTTGCAATTTAGCTTTGTTTGAGATTTTAACAGTACGGCTATCTATTTGATATGTAGTCCAATAGTTACGATGCTTTCTAAAACATTCCCTAAACCTACCACTATTACGTGTAGGGTTACCAAATACACACCATATAATCTCTGTTTCCTTATCTGTTAAAGCACCCTCTGTGACTTCCCATATCTTATCGGATATTGCCGATGCCTCATCAAATATGATAAGTATTCTGTTCCCTTGATTGTGTAGACCGGCGAATGCTTCAGGGTTACTTTCACTCCACGGAATAGCATCTATCCGCCATGTCTTTTCATACTGTTTATCCGCACTAAACAATGCAGTAGCGGTATAGGTGAATAGTTCTTTACCTATAAACAGGTTGTACCACTTATTAAGTTCAGCCCAAGTCTTAGACTTTAACTGTGTATCAGTATTAGCGGTTACAACTCCACGTGTGTTTTCATGTGTAGCAATAGCAAACAGAATTAATAGTGAAGAAAAGGCGGACTTCCCAATACCATGACCTGATGCAACTGCAATTTGTATTGCCTTAGCTAATGACTTTCCCTTGCGTAGTTCTTCACCTATTTTCTTGAAAGTCTTAACTTGCCATTCGTCAGGACCACCAAAGTTTTCTAAAGGTGTTCCTTTTTCTCCCCAAGGGAATGCGAAATATACAAAGCCTAATGGATCATGAGTGAACGAACCCAACGCATCAATCAGTTGTGCCTTGTTGTACTTCATCTGATTTCACCCTTGCTTGTTTCATCCTATCGGATATATCAATCTCTATTTCTGCATCTAGTTTTACTTTATCGGTAAATAGCATATGCCGTTTACCTAAGAGTTCAGCTGCCTTAGTTCTATCATTCACAGATACATCTAAACCAAACGCATCTTTCTCTTCGCCATTCATAACTCTGGTGAGATACTGTAGGACTTCATCAGCAGTTGCGATTGTGTTATTGTTCTTTTGCTCCATGTGTTGTTGTATATATTGGCTCACGTTAGCATTTGACAACAATCTACTTCCCTGTTGCCTTGCACTATTTTCTGAATATCCAGCCTTTAATGCAGCTTGTGTAGCATTAGCGGTCTTGATGTATTCAGTTGCAAATAGCAGTTGTTTGTCTGTCAGATTTGTATCATTCAACATCAATCACCACCTTTATATGTCTTAACTAAAAAAAGTAACACCTCGTGTTGCTTGGTGCTACTGTACTCACTTTCTTTCTTATAAAGTTGTTTCGCTTTAAATGTCTTACCCTTTTTGTACTTGTGAGGGAATGTTAGTTTGTATTCTTCCTCTGTGTACATTCGATTAACGATATATACCTTACAAGGCTTATCATATTTACTCCATGATTGCCGTACATCGACTACATATCGTCTGCCGTTCATTTGTAATGCTTTAAGTAGTTTCTTTATCGTTGGTTGATAATTCACATCCAACACCACACAATACCGATTAAGATTAATACACCACATATGATAGCTAAACCATCAATGAGTGTAATCATTGTATCGCCACGATGTTCATAAGCATATTTTGCTTTAGCCTGTAGGTCTTTATTATTCAAGTCCTTGGCTGCTTGTTTGAATAGCTTTCTATCTTCAATGAATTGTTTGATTGCTTTAATCATTTCAGCACTTCGCCACCTTTCCTTTTGAGTTTTCCATGTGATCTAACACATAAGCCATAATTACCTTTACTTGCACCGCCACAAGTAATATATGTTTGACATAAGCCGTCATATTCTATTGTCTTTGCGGTACATATGCCATTTTTATTATTAAGGCATTTCTTTTTACAACACAAAACATCCGTCATAATCTCCCCTTTATGATAGATTTATACAAAAATTGGAGTATATCGCCGTGGATATACCCCATTATGTGATAGTTTTATTCTGTTTCTTTGTATTAATCACTCAAAACCAAAGTTGTACCGCTACGCTCTTGTTAGCGTGAGTGATAATACTCTGTTCCTAGGAAACAATACAACTCCAGTTTTCAATAATCAATGACACACTCAATACTAACAACTAACATTTTTGATGGATCGTAATCGTGTTAGGTTAAGTAACAACAAAATATGAATAAAGTTCTTTTGGAGGCTGCTAGTTGTCAGTATTCAATGTGTAACCAATATAGGGTAAGTTCGTATCTGAAAATGTATAATGTATAAGCTATGCTTGATGATATTCGACTTACCCTGTATCAGTCAGCAGTAAAAATTTACATATAAAATTTTTGTCTTAACACATACTTCAAATTGAAATTAGAAAAAAGTATAGTGTTTCACTCGCCAAATCAAATATGGTTGCGCTGCTACTCTGCGACCGTTAGCGCTATACGTTCCATTTCGCCCATATACAACAAAGGCGCACTCTTATTTGGGTGCGCTTGTTGTTGTGTTTTGATTTGTCCTAAGGAAAGAGTGAGTAGTAGTCGCTTAGTGGCAACTTCTACATATATATTATACCTAATAGCAAACTATAGGTACACGGACAATCACGGACATTTGCGGACATTATAGGACAAATTTTCGCCCAAACTCCAATAATGCTTTTTGCTTGTATCGTTTCGCCTGTTTCGTGGAATAACACCCAATCATTTTATAAGCATCTTCTGTTGTGTTGTTGAGTACAAACTCATAACGTAGGATAATTGCCCCTAGCTTTTCATCTAGTGCATCTATCTTAGTGATCGCATCACATTTTAGTTTTGATAGTTCATCAATACGCTTATCACGTTCTGCTACTGTATCAAGAAATCTTGCTACGCTACCCTCTAACCCTTGCGGAGTTCCACCACCTGTTACTCTATCCTTACTGTAATCAATAGCACCTATCGATGTAAGGTTTGCTCTTAACTGATTGATTTCTTCCTTGATAGATGCTATCTGTACATCAATTAACTTAACAGGTTGCAGGTATTCAACCGCCATTTCTATTAGTTTCTTATCGTCTAATTCTCCCAAACACTTCACCTCACTAGTTAAATCCACCATTTATAAGCACCAAGTAAAACAACACACTCCAAGCTATAAATATAATTGCATTTGCATAACCACTATCCACATTACCCATAGCAACTATCAAACAAAATAACATAAACCATATCATGTATTTATACCTCTGCTAGTTTTGTGTAATCCCAATGTCCAATCGAAAGTTCACAAATGGCAGTCCATGATGTTTTACCACTTAGCCAGCAATATACATTTCCATCTTCGTATCTCGCAAAATATCTTTTAATCCATTCTTTATTATCGTTACTTACTAATACAGGTGTATCAACTTCTACTTTTGACCAATCAATAATACCTAATTCGTCTGCAATATCCATTACCTCGCCTATTTCCAAGTCAGGTAATATTCCATGTGTCCGTCCAATACAGGTATATTCTTCACCATTACACTTATAAAAACCATCAATAATCAATGGTTTAATTTTGGTTAAGTATATGAATGTACTATTACTACCAATTATATACCGCCAGCCATCATCATATAATTTTTGAAATAACCACTCTCTACCTTGTTTATCTGTGATCATACTGTACCCACGCTCCTCTATCCTCATTCCATCTAAATTCAACTACATCATATAGTTCAAAATCATCTATATTTTCACTTACCTTACCGATATAAAACACATCCTCTTCACTTTCCACCGCAAGCTGGCACAAGAAATCAAATGCATCTTGATAGCTTTGAGGTGCTATGTAAAAATCTGAGTGTTTAACGTAACCGCTATAGTTACTCATGCAAATCTTCCATTCTTCGCTATTTCATAATCGCTTTTTAATTTATGGTTATCATCATCTAAACCACGTATATTTTCAATTTCCGCTCTAATTTCAAGTATGTTTAAATACTCTCCCATAGTAGCCTTTTGCCTACGCAATAAATCTATAGGACACGTTGGTTTAAAATTTAAAGTTCCAGCATCATATCTAACAATCATTCTGTGTAGTTTGTTATAACGCTCTTTTAATCCCTTATACTCTCCTCTAAATCTAGCTTGCCATTCAGATTCACTAATACTTAATTCATTTTTATTTTCTTCATTCATTTTATTTACCTCTTATAACCCTATCTCTTCACATTTAAGACCTTTAACTATAATTCGATTTATAAGTTCATTTAACTGTCTATGTTCATCCTCGTTAATTTGCCCTATGTGAAATGATACGAATACGTCCCTGTGATATACGATTAGACTTTGTAAATCAAAACATCTAAATATCTTTTTCCTTAACTCTGTATAACAAGACACTATACTCACCTCTTATGATAGGGCGGATATTTCACCGCCCATATCCTTTACTTAATCAAAACATAAAGTAACGCACATACTATGAAAACTAAAGGCACTATCGCCACACCTACGGCAAAATACGTAAGTTGTTTTAACTCTTTTTCTTTTCGTTGCCGTTCTGCCTCTAGTATCCACAGGATATAGCCTTTTCGTTGTGGCACATTAATTCTTCTAGGACTGCACATTATTTATTCGCTTTCAACTCTTCAACTTCTGCCACTAATTGAGTAACCAATGTTTCAAGTTCTTTGATTTTGCCTTTGTGGTTCAACTCATATTCAGAACCTTTACCTAATCTGAAGTTCACACTAGCATTTACCATTTTTTCAGAACCTAATGTACCACCTACGCTAAACATTACGTGTTCGTTTGGTGCGTAGAAACCACCTAACGCTACTGCACTATGTCCTTTGTAGTGTCCGTAACCAACGGAGAATGTCAACTTATCATCTTTGTTGTAGCCTAAGTAGTGTAATGCGGATAATGCTGCATTCGCTGCGCCAGCTTTACCAATTTCACGTTCTACATTGCGTGTCATTCCACGTTCTAAACTTTCAATGCGGTTTTCATGATTTTCCAATACGTTCGCATGGTCTACTAATGTTTGTTCGTGAGATTGTAATTGTTGTTCGTGATTATTAATGATCGTTGCGTGATTGTTGATTACTGTTTCATGACGATTAATTGCATCTGTATTTGCTTTGATGTTGCCAGCATTTACTTTGATAGCATCTGTATTATCTTGAATGGCTTTAAAATTTGCACCTACACGCTCATTTGTAGCGTTGATAGAGTTAGTAATCGTTGTGTAATTACTATCGACCTTAGCGGTTAAATTCTTGATGTTATTTACGTTGCGGTCTACACGAATGTTCAAGCACTTAATGTCTTTATCGTGTTTTACTAACTTAGCACCCATAGATGCGATTTCATCGTAGGCAGCGTATAACTGACTGCCATTGACTGCATCTGTAGATGCTGCATCAACTTGTCCAGCTGCAACATTTGTAATTTGGCGTGTATAATGTTTAACACCACCAAACCCTGCTCTATCCTTAGAACCAACGCTCACTACAGATTGAGGGTTTTCACCAGCGAACACATGAGTTACACCATTTAATACTACTTGTTTTGTTGGTACTGCATCATCTGTAACGGAATTAGTACCTAGTGCCACGCTGTTACTTTTATCTGCGATTGTATTG